TCATTGAACGATTCTGTAAGTCGGCATCTAATAACATTAGTTGTGACCACTCAACGTTGTCTGGATTGATGTATGCGCCAGTTGATGTGCAAAATTTTAATTCACGTTTGATACCAGGTTCGAACAACACATCGTTAATTGTATCAACAATGTAACGACAGATAGGTTGTGCTACTGTATTTTCAATTAAGTCGAGGTATAGTGTACTATCTTCGCTTGGTCTTTTCTTACGCACATACTGTTTAAATACGTACCCGCCTAAGTATGCATACTGGTACGCCAACATCTGCTCATACAGTGTGCCATAGATAGGGTTTTTCTTTAAAAGTTCTTGTGCTTGCATATTATTCCGCCATAGGTTGTAAGTGGCTTATGAGCCACTTATTAATCAATCTTTGTATGATTCTTCTTCCATGTCTGAGGAGTTCATATCTTCCTCATCACGGTCTGCTTCATACTCACCGTAGGCGTCTAAAGCACTTTCTAATTCTGGGTGATCTTGGCAACAATATTCGCTGATATCGTCAGCACTATATCCTGCATCACGTAGATGCGCAACAATTTCATCTGCTGAATTGTTAATATCGTCTTCTGAAACATACTGTTTCATAATGCCAAATACGTGTGACACCATTTCTAATTCATTCATATTATATCTCCCGGGGTTATGATCGATAGAGTATTTATCGTTAAGGTTTATATTTGCAATTATCTAAGTGCCAACGTACTAACATGTTTCTAACCATTGTTTTATTGCAATGTGGGCATGTTTCTTGTACAATACGTGTGCTACCAAAATGATTGCTTCGACCTTTACGAATCATATCTTGTGTATTGTCTTTATGTGATCCTAACCATAAATGATCAGGATTCACACATTTAGTGTTATCGCATGTATGCAATACGCACTTTCCAATTGGTATCTGTACATCGTTATGTTCTTCGTAACTAACACGATGCGCAGTACGCATTTTGCTACCATCACGAATCATACCATAGCCAATGTTATTGGTACCTGCTTGCCATTCCCAACAATCTGTTGTGGGATTGACAACAATCTTATTTAATAATTTATTTAATAAAGGCAACTTAGTGTCACCAACATACCTACTCATTTGTTAACTCCATACTTGATGATCTTCAGTAACATTACCAGTCATGATTTCTTCCCATGTTGGACCTCCTGGATAAAGAGGACTGTCAGGCATGTGTTCTACGCCGGGTCTGTTATTCTTTGCAAAACGTCTATCCATACCAACATATTCAGGAATACCTAAACTGTCGTGTGTGATTGGAAACAGATGATGTATACCATAACGAATACAGTCGCCTAATCCATCGATGTGTGCATACTTTTGTTCAGTATACTTTACTAATCGTTTACGTGTTGCATCTTCGAAATGGTATGTTTGTAGTGCCTCAATAAGAAACTTATCATCTGGCTGTACAACTAATCCACCACGATTGATAAACGCATTGCTTGTATTGTCTGTGTCACTAATTAATGGATTTGCTTTACGTGTTGACACAATATCAAAACCATATTTCTCTAGAATAATTTTATCAGTAATACCAAACGCACTTGTGGTATCACGATTAACTTGTTTACCCGATGCGTCAATAATACTGTATATTCTACGTTTAGGAAAATCTAATCTAATTGCTTGTGCAATACCTTCTGTACTACAATCATTGATTGCATAACTCTTAATGACTTCGATTCTTCCATGATTGGTTCCAGGTTTGATTGCTTGTGCTACCACTGCTGTCATTACACGTTTGTTAAAGTCGTGGAATGTGTACAAGTCACCGCCCCTGTCAACTACTTCTGCGCAGTGTTTATGTTTGTCAAAGGCATAGAAGAATTGATCTGCTACACTTTCCCATGCGCACATGTAATCTTGTGCAAACTTTAGTGGTGAAAGAATTCGTTTTTGTTCATCAATAAAATTGCGATTGCCACTACGCATTTGCTGATAGTTAAAATGTCTTACGATGTATTTCTCAGGATTCTCAAGAGCAAGTTTAAACAAATCATAAAGTGGACCTGCACCATTAGGTGTACTAATGACAATCATTCTACCAGCAGTATCTGGCTGTCCGACTTTAGGTCTTAATCGATTTGTAATTTCTTGCAACGTATCACGTGTGTACAATGCGGCTTCGTCTGCTACCCATACACCTACGTTAAGACCTCGTAAGTTCTCTCGTTGCTCCGCTGACTTGCAACGGATAAAAACGCCATTAGGAAATTTGATAGTTAACTCTGAATTGTTAATGTCTTTACCATCAACTAATCCAAAATACTCTATGCAACTTTTCTTTAATGGCTCCCATATCAAGGACTTGATCATTGCGCCAGTTGGTGCGCTATAAACAATATCCTTGCCTTTATTGAAGTGAGGGTCTGATGCGAATATTGGCAAAGCGACCGCCGCTAAGAACGTCTTTCCACTACCAACTGGCACAATATCTAAACAGTGTTTGTCAGTAGTGAGCCAATCTGCTAGAATAGTTTTCTGCTCACCATATAAAGGAATCTCTATGTTATTCATTTTTCCACAGTTGTTATTGTAACTGGAATACTAGTCCAATCTGGCAATTCTTTTGTTGGAAAATTAAAGTTGGCATTCAAACTTGCGCCTAAAGTAGTATGATCTACTTCGACTTTATCTGCAACTACCTTACTTAAAAACATCTTTTCATATTGTAGTCTTGTTTGTTTGTCATGATTAACAATTGAGTCATGATATCCTTCGGCTAATAATGTTTCGAAGGGTGTACCACATTCCTTTTGTATGGCTGCTAAAATAGTAGCACCGCTAATCTTTTGTGTAGAACCGGCTTTTCTGCCACTGTTCTTTCTTGCACCACCGCGACTTGGTGCTTTCTTTTTATAACGACCTGTCTCGGCCTGTATTTGATTGTCTATCTGTGAGATATCTTTATCGCTCATATTACACCCTCTTTTTTAAGTATGTTTACTGCCCATGTAAGTCCTGCTGGGCCGCCCCATAACAAATATGCCTGAGTGCCTTTTGTGTTTTGTCCTGGTTTGTAATATGTTCTAGCCCTAGACAAAAACTGATATGTACGCATCACTGTATCTAAACTTACGTTCTCACGTTTAGCAAATTGATTAGCACGTGCTAGTCCTACAGCAGTACCACCTTTATTGCTAGGTGTTGATTCTTCACGCATCTTTAGTCCACGCACTGCGTTGTTTGACATTTCTTGTGTAGGTTTAAACATATTAGCACCAAATCATATTAACAACGATAGTAACCACAATAGTAATAACTAAGTCTGTAACTGAAAAGCGCAACGCCTTTACTTTTTCTTTAAACTTAGTGAAATTAATCATGTGTATTAACTGTTTCATCAAGTAATGCCTTTTCAAATTCTGTTTCTAATATATTATGCAGTCTATTCATACCGGTATAATTACGTAATTCATCACGGAACTGACGTAGTTCTTTTTTGTTTAACTTGCTCATTTGCACATAGATTGCATGATATTTGGGTGGGCAACATAACAATGGTTCAAAACTACGTGCATCCCATTTCTTTACAGGTTCAGTAACAATTACTGGTTCAGTAACAGTTGCAGTTTCTACTGTGTCTAATTCTTTCTTTTTAGTCATTATTCTTATCCTTAGATTTTACGTATAAATCTTTTCGAAATCGTCTGGGTTATCCCATTCGTCAAGACCATCATATACTTTATTTGTTTTCTTATCTTTGAACTTCATTGTACCAAATGCAGTAACAAGTTTCTGATTGTACTTTTTCCATTCTTCTACGATTTCATCAAAACGATCACGACCAAGCAAGATACGTAACTGTGTTTTGCAGTCAGTGATACTTGGGTTGATATCAAATTCACTAGTTTCTAATGTAAACATGAATTCAACACATTTATCGACTTCAAATTGATTCATGTGTGGGCCAAGTTCGCTAACCATTTTATCGAACACTTTGAACTTAGTTGTGTCGATTGGTTTGTCAATGATTGCTTTAAGTTGGTCTCTGCGATTGCCTGTGCTATTAATTAACATTTTCTGTTCTCGTCATATCTCTAATCATTTGTTCTGTTTCTAAACTCTTTAGAAACTCAAGTACTGCACGTGTGCAAACACGTGTGCTGATTACGCCCTGCTGTTCTTGTGTTGTCATATGACTGATATTGATGTTTTGTGCGTTGTTGTGTACTTCTGCTACATCTTTAATTAATGGTTGTAATGATACCCAAACGATACCTTTGTCGTCTGTTTTCATTGTGTAATTTGTTTCATTCATTTGATTTGTTCCTATTATCTGTTAACTTTTACGCATCGATCTTTGCCATCGTTGCTTTTTTGATATCTATATCCGTCCCAACATGCCTTGCCGTCATTGCCTACCTTTTTGCCTTCATCATTTACTTCACTGTTACTGGCTTTGATAGCGCGGCCCTGCTTTTCGGCATCTTCACGATTGCGATATAGTTTGCCAGTTTCTCCCCAGCGATATCCAATTGTTTTTCCACTTGTGTTTGTAACTTCACGTACTGGCATAATGTTGTTCCTTATTGTACATCTTGATTTATATAAATGGCACGTGCTTCAAGTTCTGCATCTTTGCGACTCACATGTAACTTACCACTGTTGCCCCAACGATAAAAGGGTTTGCCATTGTTTATAATTTTTTGTATTGGCATATGTTTTAACTCTTTTAGTCGTTCTTTTTCTTTTTGCTTATTAGTATTTATATTACATTGAATCAGATGTTTTTCTGCGTATTCTAAGTTCTTATAATTCTTTTCGCAATTAGGGCAACCATATCTAAAGAATTTCCATTGACCATTTGTATGGTAATATATAGAAATCATTGTTACACATTAATCTCTACTTGATTACGCCTACGTACCCATGCCTTGCGCATGTTCTCACGATGTTCTAATGACTTAGGAACACCCAACTTTGCTTCACGCATCTTTTGTTTTTGTTCTTCTGTCTTGGGTACACCTAAGCAAAGACTACGCAATGCAATTGCAATCTTTCGTCTATGTTGTGGTGCTAATGGACCAGTGCCCCTTACCCATTCACTGAAACCCTCATCTACAATAGGTATAGGTGTTTCATCAATTTTAAATTTCTTAATGTGTTTGACTCCGTTTTTATCGTAACGATACCAACGTGACCATAAGCCCTTATATTTCATTTTGTCCTCTTGTGTTTACAATCTATTTAGACGTATAACGTATTAACTTAGTTTTTTATTCAATGACCCAAAAACCTAAACGATCACCGCTAACACTGTTATACCAATAACTGTTTATTGGTTGTATCATTGGTTCGTTTATCCATACTGGTATAATAGTATTACCACTATGATTGCAGAAGTCATCATTATATCTTGTGTGTATTTCTATAATTTTGCCGTCTACGTACTCTACGTTTATCCATTTATATCTAAGATATAATTTACCTAGTACTTTTGGAAACGGAACAACAGTGTCTATTCTAGACCACTTACAAAATCTGTCTAGTCGATCTGAGTTTCTAAATCCTTGTACTGTTGTACTTTGCTGACCATAATGATAGTCTACACTGACATGATCGCCTTTAAATACCTCACACCAAAAGTATCCATCTGGAACAGTGTCCATATCAGGTGTTAGATATTGTATACTAGCACCACGACTCATCATACGTATGTTTGTTATAGGGCGTACAATATACTGACCTGCTTTTGGTACAGGCATACCTGCAGGGCCTGCGATGTGTCCCAACTTACGTGCTACAATTAGTTTGTCATATATCCAAAGATCATCTGGATGTACTGTATTCCATACGTCTACATCATCTATGTATAACATGTTAAATTGTAGTCCATAGATTTTCTTGAATGAAAATCTTATTGAACAGTGGTTTGGCTTGCAACTTTACGTCTAGTGCTTCTTCGATTGCTTCAATGATATCAATTGATGTATTGATTACATCTTGCAATACTTCTAGTTGTAGTAGTGTAAAGTTATACTGATACCCGAACTGAATGTTGTTCATGCAACCACTTAGTAATGACTGTGGGCTGTTATGACGTTTTAGTTTGTTATTGTAATGATAACGTTTATTGGTTGATGTAAACCATTTTTGAAAGTCACGTACATCTTTGTTTCTGCTAATGTTAAGTTCATTCATGTACATAAGAATACCTAAGATATCGAACTGAAGTATTTGCATGTCTTCTTGCTCAATTTCTAGATAGTCTGTGTCTACACGTGTTGTCTTTATTTTATATAATATCTTATGCATTTGATTTGTTCCGTTGTTTAATTTGTTTTTTGCAATTTTTGTGCCATTCTATACACTTACGTTTCTTGTAACTTTGAAATGTCATTTTATAGTCATAACCTAATTGCACCCATTCTTCTCGCCATTTACCAATTGTACGCATTGTAGGTCTGCTTACACTTCTTACCTTACGTGTAAGTTCTGTTGATGTATCATTTGTTGGATTAACAAAACCTTTGTAACTCATTCTT